TTTTTGTTCTTCTTGATTATCAAAATATTTATCTAATTTACAACAATATAATTTTGATGGCATATTTACTATTATATATTAATATAAAATATTTTTTAAATAATTTATTTATATATATAAATATTAAAATTCATTTATTATTATTTGATATAAATTCTATATGTTTTTTACTCCGTATATGTCTTCTTAAATGATTTCTACTTACTGTTGAACCACATTCACATAATATTTTTTGACATTTTCTTTTACTTATTGCTTCCTTATTATTTTGTCTATAGATTTTATGTTTTTTTTGTAATTCTTGTTTATTGTTTATATAATAAGTTTGTTTTTCTTTTAGTATTTTTTTCCTATTAACTTCATAATATTCTTTACTTGTTCTTGTAGGTATAACTTGATTAATACAAACATTATTTTCAATATAATATCTTTCTCGTTGTTCTAACTCATATCTATTATTACAAGCATAATTTTCTATTAATAATATTTCATAATTACCTCTATTTATTATTTCCCTACTGGAACATGTTGGTGTGGTTTTATGAACTAATAATCTATCATTTAATTTTCTATATGTTGAACCTATATATATTTCATTAGTAATATTACATACAATTTTATATATTTTTCCTTCTTGATATTTATTCATTTTTATATTTGAAAATAAAAAATCAATTTTAAAAATATTAAAATTTTGATTATTTAGTTTTAAAAACTTCTATTAGTGGTTTTATTTCAGCAATAAAATAGTCATTCTTAACTTTTTTTTTAATTTCAGGATTAAACCCGTGTGCCTTATCAATTTGATCTAACATAACATTAAGTAATTCAATTTCTTCAAGAATGTATTTCATCGTGATTTTCTTTTTTTTCTTTTTCATCATATACCTTTTTATAATATAAACATTTTAAATGTTTTAAAGATTTTGTATGTTTTAAATAATTTTCATTTTTCATTATCTTATTACAAATTTTACATAAAATAGGTTTATTTTTTAATAATTTAGTAGCTGGATTAAAAGAACAACAAACATTTAATAAATATTTTTTTTTATTATACCTTTCTTTACTAATCCATAATTGTTCGTAAGCTTGTAATTGTAATTTATTATTATATTTATCTATATTATGAATTTTATATACTTTTAAACAAAAAATCAAAAAATCATTAGTTCCATATTTATCAAAATAATCATATATTCTGTAGTGTGATTTATATATACCTGATTTATAATATTTATATTGTAATTTATGTTTTTGTAGTCTTTTTTGTAATGTTTTAAATGTAGAACCTATATATACAATATTAGTATTATATTTATATACAATTTTATATACAATTCCACAAATATACATATATATATAAATTATAAATATCTTTTTAAATCATAAACATAAACTTATAAAAAAAAAACTTATATAAATAGAAAAAAATATTTTTTTATTTTTCTTCAACTTCAATTTGATTTACAATTTCAGTTTGTAAGTTTTCTAAAGTTTGTGATTTATTTTCTACTTCTTTTTTGCCATCTTCATATCCTAATTTATATGCTTTATAATATTGAGGACATATATCTTCTCCATTATTAGAAACAAAATCATTACCGCTAATTTTACACTTTTTAATCATTATATTTTATAATATATTTAAAATTTAATTTAAAAATCTCATAGGTAATTCTTTTGAATTTAATTCGTCCTCAATTAAATCAGTTTTTTCAGGGTGTTCTTTTTCAACATCTTTATTCAATCTGACTTTTCGTTTTTTATTTTTTGTGATTATTTTTTTTACTATTAATTTCATATATATTTATAAATTAAAAAAGTTTAAATCATACTTTTTAAAAAAAGTAATATCAAAAATGTTTGATTTAAACTTTTTAAAGTTTGTTTAAATCAAAATATACCATAACTGTAATTAATACAATCAATAATAAAATTTAGTCTTTTTAATTTTAAGACTTTAACATTTTCATTTAATGTATTATCATTTTGTATATGATTTCTTTTACTTATATAAAAGTCTAATTGAATTTTAGCAAAATCATATTCTTCAGGATAAATCCATGAATAATAAAAAGACATATAACTTTATCAAATAAAATTATTTAAATCAAAATTATTTTTAACATATATTTTATTATTTTTTATTCCTTTTAAATTTTGAAACATACTTGATTTAATACCTTTTTCTATTTTAGGATTTCTATTTCCAATTTTATTTTGTATTTGTGATTTAGATTTTATAGGTTCAATTAATTTAGTTATTTGACTATAATCCATTATATATATAATATTATATTTTAAACTTTTAAAAAAAGTTTTATCAAAAATGTTTTGCCTTTGCTTTTACAAAAGCATATTAATCTAATTTATGATAAATAGTTTCTGCGGTTGATTTAGAATGTAGCATATCTTTACCTAATTCTTTTTTTTCTTTTAAAGTCATATTAGTATCGTTATATTTATGACTAATATATATACTTCTTAATAAACTAGTAGAAACAGTTTTACCTTTATAATTTTCAAATAAACTATTTAAATTTTTAGTTATACCATTAGCAGTCATGGGTGTATTATCTTTAACATTAATTAATAAATAATCACTATTAGTAATATCTAACCAATCTTTGATTAATTTTTTTAAAACACGATCTTTAAATTCTATGATTTTTTCACCACTATATTTTTTTGTTTTATATTCATTTAATTTAAAATATGATTTACTTTTATTTAAAATCAAATAATTTTTATCAGGATCGGTTTTAGTATCTTTTGATAAAACTTTCATTTCAGCAAAATCATTTCTAATCACAGGGAATGCAACACCTGAATATAAATATAAAAGTAAATATTGCTGAATTAATATTTTTTGTTTATTAGTTAATTTATTAGGGTCTGCTTCTAAATAAGGTTTAGTATCTTTTTTTAAAGTTTTTAAAAGTTTTAATATATCATTATAATCAAGCCAATTTTCATTTTGTTGTTTTGATTTTTCTTGATTTTCATAATTATCCATAATATTTTCTTGTAAATTTTTGATTTTATTATTATATTTTTCTAAAACTTTTTCAAAATCTTTATGATTTTGTATAGCGACAACAACAGCAACTAAATAATTTTTTAATGTTGATTTAGCTTTTTGATTTAAAGCATCTAATACTTTATCATAATTTTTAAGAAAATCAAGATTTTTAATTTCCCTATGACCGTTGATTAATTTATGTAAAATATGTAAATTAGCAATATAAGTTTTAATACTTACATCACTAGCATTTGGTTTATTATTTCTGATTAGTTTTTCTAAATCCATTTATATATTTATATTATATTTTTATTTTTAGATTTTTTATTTAAATAATCAATTTAATCATCCTCAATCATACAAATACTTAATCTTTTACACTTTTCACTTTTTTTATGTCTATTTAAATTAAATTTATTAACTTGTGTTCCACATAAATCACACATTACTTTTTGCTTATTTTTATTTTTTAAATATTCTTTTATTTTATCTTTATTATTTTCAAGATATTCTTTCCTTTTTTCTTTATTATTTTCATAATATTCTTTCCTTTTTTCTTTTATTTTAGTTTTATTATTTTCATACCATTTTTTTTGTTGTTCTTTTATTTTATCTTTATTTTTTTCAGTCCATTCTTTTTTTGTTCTTGTAGGTATAGTTTTATTAACACAACAATTATTATCAATATAATATCTTTCTCTTTGTTCTAATTCATATTTATTATTACAAGGGAAAGTTTCTAATAATAATATTTCATAATTATTATTTTTTATAATTTCAAAAGAAGTTGTATTACTTTGTTTTTTATTTATAGATTTTTTATATTCTGTTTTATGTTCTATTAATCTTTTATTTAAAGTTTTTATTGTTGAACCAATATAAATATTATTATTAGTTTTATCTATAATTTTATATATTTTTCCTTGTTGATATTTATTTTCCATTTGTAAATTTATATAAAACTAAATCAATTTTAATTTTTAATTATTTCTATGTTATTAAAATTTTTAAATATTCTTTTATTTTTTGGAAGTTGTAAATTCACAAACATAAAATTAAAAGGGGCGTCATAAACATAGTCGTATAACAATTCTGCCTCTTTTAAATCAAGTGGTAAAAATTCATCAGCAAAAACTTCTTTTTCTTTTTGGGTGCTATCAAAAAACCATACTTGATTTAATTGTGATCTAATTT